GCTTCCATGCTTTTTAGTTGAAAACTAACTTGCTCTTGCTTTTTTAAATACGCATCTATTGACGCGTTTTGTTCTTCTATTTGGGTTTCTAATATAACTTGGTTGCCTTTTAATACTGCCATTTGGTTGTTAAGGTATTTAATATAACTAGCCGAACCAACTAACGACGTTACCAACAACGCGCCTAATATAACTGCAAGTTTAAAACCCACTAATAATCACCCCACACTTTTACTTTAGTGCCTCCCCAATACTCTACGGCTAGCCCTGCTTCAATTAATTTTTGATTAATACTGTTGCCATCAAAATCCCACAACACGCCAAGAATACGCCCGTACTTACCACGCCCCTGTGATTCTAATACAAAGCCATCACAACAAAGTTCTGTAAGTAAATCTTTAGCTTGTAAGCCTAGTTTCTTTTCTGCTAAGTCTCTAGTTCGTGATTCTGGTGTGTCAATGCCTACTAAACGTACTCTTTGTTTAGCTAAAATAATTTTAAACCCTAAGTCTAAATTTACGTCTACTGTGTCGCCGTCAACAACTCGGTCTAGCTCGCACTTGTAAACAAATGGTGTAGCCATTATTTTTTACTCATCCAAGCAGATGTTCCCATGTACGCGCCTACTACACCGGCTTGTGCAATGTAAAACAAACCAAGTAAATCAGCCAGTGCCGATACTCTTGACTCAGATACTATAGGGCTAAACAAAATCAAGCTAAACACCAGCATAGAACCCATAGCTATCCACGCCATTTTTTGTTGTGCGTCAGCTTTTTCTTCTCTAAGTTCCAGCTCCATCAACTCTTGTGACCGTTGGATTTCTTCGTCGGACACAATACCGTCGCCATCTAAATCAAACTCAGCGTACTTACTGTCGTCAGCTAACTTCTTAGAAGGTTTTTTCTTAACCACTTTTTTTGTTGTAGCCATAGTTATGCCGTGTTTTTTATTTTGTTTTGAATTTTTTTAGACAAACCGCTAAAATGAACTAATTTTTGTGACGTGTCGGTATGGTTTTTATGTGTGTGCAAATCGCCGTTAGGCATTTTATGAGTATTGCCTTTCCAAAGTTTGCCGGTTTTTGTGTAGTGTTTAACGTTTTTCATTAGCGACCTGCCTTCCCCCAGCCTTTTAAAGCTGCACCCACGCCTTGAGGTTTTTGAGGCTTAGTACTAATTTCGCCGGTTCGTGGGCTGCCTGCTGATCGGTTAACGGGTGGTTTGCTCTCTGCTACATGAGTTCTAGCTGATCGGTTAACGGGTGGTTTGCTCTCTGCTACAGGAGTTCTATCATACCTTTTAAATTTTTCTTTTCTCGCTTTTTCTTTCATTCGTTCTTTGTTTTTTTGACTCGCTGCATCAAATTTCTTTTGTTCTGCAGGCGTCATGTCTCTAAATTCAAATTTTATTTCGCCTTCTTTTGGGCTACCGTCTTTACGAAAAACTGCTGGAAAACCAAGCGCAGGGTTTATTCTGCCTTCTTTTCTAGCTTGACGCATAGCGGCATTTTTTACGCTGCGGTCGTATAATGCTTGTGCTGCTTTATCTGTTAATCTGCTGTTGCCTATACCGCCACCCATCACACCGCCGGCAAGTAAGGCTGCGGCACGGTCAACGTTTCGCATTTTTTTCCTTTGCGCAGCTTTTCTCGCCGCTTCTTTATCTCGCGCTGCTTTTTCTTTTTCTCGGGCAGCTCTAAGTTTGGCAGCAGCTTTACGTTTAGCGTCGCCGGTTAAGCCTGTTGCTTGGGATTGAGCTTTAGTTAGCCCACGTTCTCCCGTTGGTGGGCTACCTTTTTTACGTTTTACTGGTTTTTTCATAGCGTGTCCACCTTTGTTAAATAATTTTAATTGGCTGCCTTTTGGTGCTACCACGTTTGTGGGTAGTTCGTCAACGTTACGTAACATTTTAGTAGCTACGGTTTCGCTCATTTTACCGTTTTTTATTTGATCTTTTATTACTTTAGGCACATTGTATTTGTCTGATATTTTTTTGCCTGTTTTTATAGCTTTATATAAAACTGCTGCTGCCGCTACCGGAAGTGCCATTACGTACTCCTATTGTCCTGCTTTACCATTTGCGTTTTGGGCTTGGCGTTCTCTTGCAATCTGCGCTCGCATGGCTGCAATGTCTTCGGTAGATTGTATACGCTCTCTAGCTAAATTGCTGGTTTCGTTCAAACGTTGTTGGTCTAGCTGTAGTTTTTGTTTATCGATTTCGTTATCTGCTTGTGCGTCCATTTGTCGCATTTGTAACTCTTGGCGTTTTATTTCAACCAAGGGGTCTTGCTCGGTTTGCGGTGGATTAGCTTGCATGTATTCGGTCATCAACTTAGCTTGTATCTGGGCAATCATTTTGTCGTGTTCTTCGGGCGGCTGTTGTTGTGCTTGTGGGTTTTGTGCCATCTGTTGGTCGTGTATTATTTGAGCTTTAAACCCTATGTGTTCAAATATATGTTTTTCTAACGTCAACAAAACTGCTGGCTGCATTTGCGCTACCCGTGATTGCATATACGCTTGATGCACCGCTATGTGTGCGTCGTGGTCTTGCTCTTTAAAAACTTTGAGTTCGCCTTGTCCGGCTGCTACCTGTGACGCTTTTTGGTTTTCGGTGGCAGGGTCTTCGGGTACGGGCTGTGTTTCGGGTTTTAATATTTGGTCAATATTGTTTACCCCCAGTGCGGCGTATACACGTTTGTAAGCTTCGTACATGTTGTGCATTACAGGGTTACTGTTTGCTAGTTTCAATTGTTCTTGGGCTAGCATTACCCGTTGCGACATACTAAATATGTTAGGATCGCTTACTGGTAGCACATCTACGCGGTTGTCAAAATCGGTAGTTTTTATTTGTTGGTCGTCGCCTACGGGGTACGGGTACGGCGAAGGATCTTTACCAAACAATTTAGAAAGCATTTTAAGTTCTTGTTTCATGCTGGCGTGTAGCCGTTTATGCACCGAACTTATTACTTTGCTGCCGCGTTCTAATAAAGCAATAGTTGTGCCTACGGGTGCTTCTTGGCTGCCGTCGCCTACGGCAATATCGGTAGTACCTATAAATTTTTGTGCGGCGTCTACTACAAACCCCATTAGTTGAAACAACGTTGCACTAGGTTCTTTGTACGGTAACGGCATTAAACTGGTACGCAAATCGCCTCCGGGAACGTCGATATCTCTAAACTCTCCCGGATTCAACGGATCACCATCGTTAGCTATACGTATGCCGCGAGCTTTAAATCCAGCAGGCATGTTGGCTAATGTTCCGGCGTCTATTAACTGGCGCAGGTTAGCTGTAGCCGTACGACTTAGGTTGCCCATTAAATGAATTAACCCAAAACCATAAAAGCCGAGTCCTGGAGTAAATTTATACTGTACAAAGTGGCTAATAGAATTTTTCATTGGGTCGGTTTCTAGGTAGTTACGGCGTATGGCAAGTACGTCTTTGGTGTCTTTACAAACGGTAACTATGTACGGCAGTTTGATGTCCGTAATTTGACCCGACTGGTCGGTGTCCGGAAACTCTTCAATGTCTAAATAACAATGGCACTCTAGTAAAGTGTATTCGTTATCGTGTTCGTTACTGTCTACACCTTGCAGTTGTTCGTATTTGTCTTCTATTTCGTCGGTTTCTGCACCTGCACCACCTGTTAATTCCATGTCGGCGTAAAAACCACTTACTTGTTGTTTGCGTAAATCGTTTTCGGAAACCGTTATTACATGTGTAATGCGCTCGGCAGACGCAATATCGGTAGCGGTGTAAGGTACAATAACGTCTTCGGCGGGTATAAATTTACTTACGGGTCTGCCTAATACGTCGTCGGTGTAAACTTTTTTAAATGCGCTACCTGCTAAACCTAAAAAGTACAGCATTTGGTCGAACTCGGGTTCGTATTCGTCCATGTTGTACATTAGTTGGTAGTTCAAATATTCTTGTACGCGTTGCGCTTGGGCTACTGTTTGGGGTGTTTCGGTTCCTACTACTTGGGCGCGTACTGGTCCACCGCTGGGTAACATTTCTTTATACGCCCCTGCCTGAAACTGGGTTACGGCTTCGTTCAATAACGGGTGTACTACGCCGGTTGAACCTTCAAACGGTTGCGACCTGTCTTGGTAACGCAACCCTAATAAGTCTAAACCTTTGGTGTATGTTTCTTCCCAATCTTTGCGCGACGTTTTGTCTTCTTGTACGCTAGAACGCACATAGCTAGAAACTTTAGCTAGCGACTGGTCCGACACCGATTCTACTAAATTGCCGTAAAACGAATCGGGTTCAATGCCTAAATCCATTTGTGGTTCGGTTGGGTCAAAGTTTATTTCTACGCTGCCGTCGTCTAAAAACGTTTCGGTTGCGTTTTCGGGTGTAGGTATGTCTAGTAAAAATTCTGGCTCAAGGTCGGGTTGGTCTTGTAACGGAGCTTGTAACAAGCTGGGTTCGATGTTGGAAGGTTTGAATCCGTTTGCCATTAGTAGTACATCCTTTGTTTGTACACGGGTTGTATGTCTTCAAAGTCTTCGGGGTGTGTTATAAACCCGCCTTCTCTAAAACGTCGTAACGCTTGGGTAACGGTGTCTACGTAATCGTCGTGTTCTCCCGCCGGAAACGCCGCACATTCTTCAACTACCTCTTCTGCCCACGTTGTGTCTGGACACCATACTAACCCAGATTCAAATATAGGAGCAACAGCATTTACACGGGTAAATTTGTCGTTGCCTCTACTAGGACTGTAATTTAACACCGGAATGCCCATTGTGCGTAGTTCGTGGGTAAGTGGCATACCGCTTGCTTTGGCTTCGATTAACACACATTCTGGATCCCAGTACTGGAATTCTTGTAAAGCGCGGCGGCGTAAGTCGGGAAAGTCCCACCTGCCTCTCGTTGCGTCTACCAAAATAAGGTTAGGGGGTCCGCCTTCAACGGGGTAAAAAACACCCCATGTGGTGATGGCGCTGTAGTCGGCGTTGGTTTGTTTACTAAAAGCGGTGTCGTAACTTTGCATAATGTATTCTAGTGGGGGTAACGCTTTTTGGTCCCACGTTTGCCACCATTCGCGTTTTAAAATTGCGCTTATGTCGCTAGTAGGGTTTTGTTGCCATTGGGCTTCCCATTTGGCTACGCTTAAACTACCCTTTACGGCTAGCAAATCTTTTTTGTTCCAAAACTCACCCCACATAGGAGTGTCGTCGGGCATTAGCGCCGGAAACTCTACAATTTCCCATTGGTCGGCTAGTATGTCGCGGGCTTGTTGTTTAATTAATTTGCCGGTTAAATCGTTTTCTGCCCAGCGTGTCATTACAATAACTATAGCGCCGTTAGGTTGTAACCGTTGGCGAGGTCCACTGGTGTACCATTCGTAAGCGTGTTCCATTGCGGTGGGGCTTAAAGCGTCTTGTTCGGAATGTGGGTCGTCTATAATTAACAAATCTGCACCGCGCCCTGTTACTGCACCCCCTACGCCGGCGGCAAAATATTCGCCACCTTTTTCGGTTTCCCAACGTCCGGCTGCTTGGCTGTCGGCGCGTAAAACTACGTTTTCGAACACTTTGGTATATTCGCGGCTGTTCATTAAGTTACGGGTTTTGCGTCCAAAACGGTAAGCCAGCTCTGCGGTGTGGGTTGTTTGCATTATTTTTAAAGTAGGTTTGCGTCCCATTAACCATGCGGGTAATAGGTAACTGGCAAATTCGGACTTAGTGTGTCTGGGCGGCATGTTTACAATTAACCGTTTTAAATCGCCGGTGGCTATGCGGTTAAATTTTTCTGCCATTATTTTATGGTGGCTGCCTTTTATAAAATCGCCCCATACGGAGTGCGTAAAAGCTAAAAAATCGTTTTTGGCAGCTTCGGCTTCGCTCATCTGTTGCGCACGGTCTAATAAATGCGCGTACGATTTTAGTTTTTCTTCGGGTATTAAATCGATGTCAATAGTCATATTTTAAAAATTTTTCGAAAATTTTTCACCGCCCATGAACCTAGTTCCTTTATACACAAAAAACGGGGGAAGGTTAAGGGTTAATTGTTCATAATTTTTTGGAACATAATTATTCGTCCAAATCACAGTTAACCACTAACGTGGCTAACTGTCTCCCTTCACAAGGGGGTGCGCAAAAAAACCCCCCAAATGTGGGGGGTTTTGCGGGCGGGGGTAACCTAACTAGCTGTTGGCTTAACCACTAGCGCAATGTTGCTAGTACCCCAGTGTGGTGCTTTAGTACGTGCGCCACCACCGTTTAGCAATGCCACCGTAAACCATAGCCAGTTGCCACCAAGCTTGGCAAGCTTAGTTTGTTTTTGCACATTGGCTAAGTTGCCACCGTTGTAGGCAATGTTTAAGCCAGTAGCCCGTACACCACCAGTGCTACTTGCCACCCTACCTTTACCGCCACTTGTACCCCAGTTGTACTGCTGTAGCTGTACCACTTGCACATTGGCTAAGTTGCCGTTGGCGTATTGTTGCACCCAGCTATTTACTTGCGCGGGTGTAACGCCGTTAGTAGTGCACACATTGTATTGTGCAAAAGTGTTTGCCTGTAATGTAGGCGCGGGTGCTACTGTTACCTTTTTAGTAGTAGCTTTTTTAGTAGTAGCTTTTTTAGTGTTTGCTTTTTGCATTTTGTTAACCCTTTATACCAGTTGTTATGCGTTATGCTTTGTTGGTATGCCGTTTATTATACACCCAGACGGTTACATTGCAAGCGTTTTTTAACTTTATTTAAGTTTTTTTAACCTGCTACTTATTGGTTAAATTTTAACCAATTTGTGTTGCACTGCAACATTGACCGCGATCCCGTGTGATCACTAATGATCATTATTAATATAACCATGTACCTATGTCGTCGGGACAAGAAAGGATGGAAGGGCGGAGGGGAGGGGATGGGATGGGAACGTTACGCATAAAAAAAGGGACAGCCGTTATGACTGCCCCCGATGCGCCTTACTTGGCAGGCTGAACAACTAGCTTGATAAAGCTTGTTCCCCAATGCGGTTTGGCTGACCGCGTGTTGTCACCGTTAAGCAACGCGCGTACTGACCACAACGCGTTCCCGCCACATTTGTGCGCCTTGACGGTAGCAACCACGTCCTGCAATGAACCACCTTTTAACACGATGGTTTGCATTGTAGCCCTCACACCACCAGTTTGCTTGGCGACTCTACCAATGCCCAAACCAGTTTCAGGTTTTTTACCGCCCCAACCAAAAGGAACTTCAGCCGGTGTGGCTAACGGCACAACTTGAACGTTAGCCATTGACCCGCCTGCGTGGTCCTTAACAAATTGGTTTATGTCAGCAAAGGTGCAACCGTTGATGCGGTCATTAACTTTGAACTCAACACCACCGGCAGTTTTTGCAGGAACCGCTTTTGGCTTGGTTGACTTGGGTTGTGCCTTGACCTTAGCCTTGGCAGTGGAAGACGCTTTAACTTGAGCGCGTTTTTTTAGAACGTTTGCATTTGGCATAATGTACTCCTTTCTACGAGTATTGGTTAATTGTTATATAGCTATACTTGCTATGGAAACCATTATAAAGCATTGCGCTGTGATGTACAACGTTGTTTAATCATTTTTAACTTTATTTAATCACGTGCCATGATTGCCTGTCGCGATCACATTTGATCACTTTTGATCGTACGGGATCACGAGCGATCGTTATTGATCAACGTACCTATTACCATTGCCCATGGTCAGTTCGGGGAAAGGAAAGGAGGGGATAGGATGGGATGGGGAAGAGAGTTGATGGGAGTTAATGTCCCAAAGGAAAACTGATAACGTGATTAATTATGCCGCTCCAGTCGTAAGGGGCAGTGGTCATGTAGTCAGGGGTCAGGGGTTCATTGTCAACGGAACTTTCGCCTATTATAAGGGCGCGTTTGCCATGAAATAAATTCAGGGATCCCGCGGAAGGCTGCTCAACCAAGTTCCAAACGTTGCCTTTTTGTGAAACATACTGTGTTTGCCACGCTATTTGATGGGGACGTAATTGGACAAACTTAAACGACTTTAACCTGTGAACCTTTAATTCAACCCAAAAAGCATGACCATCTACTATGCCATGCAGATCGGGTACTCCGGGGAGCGCCCAAGACTCTAAACGTGTCCATATCACACCGGTGTGGGCGGTGTTTTGTTTGAGTTTTTTCCACAGCTTAGACTCAGGCTTGGCTGTCATTAAATAATTTCTCTCACAAAGTAAATTGGAGGAGGGCGGTTGTGATGATCATAATTAACGTGGAAGTCAACAATTTCATAAGCACATTCCCAGTCTTTTTCAACAATATGTACAGTCCTTTTGTTTATTTCATGGACAGCAGTGGGGGCTTCATTTGGGAAGTAAGGAGTTTTGTAGTGGACATTAAAATCATAATCGTCAGTTTCCATGAGCACATGCAGTAAACGAGGATCTTGTTTATGCTGTTCCTCTTCAAATACATACCACATGTGATTATTTTCTCCCAACCCTATTTTTGCTAGACTGTGTATCGTGTTATGAAGCTCGGGGTCTAGTTCTTTGTAAGGAGCTATAAATCCTTCCTCCAACCATTTTTTGGTAGAAGTTAGCTCCCAGTAATTTTTGTTGTTTAGATCTAACATTATGCTACCTCCTTCCAGCCAACGTCTTCACAGTTATACGTTTTAAAACCGTCGTTACCGTCAACCACTACATAATCACCTACAGATGTTGAACGGTGACCTCGTTTAAAACCGTCCTCGTCAACTCTAAGAGGCTCTACAACTTCAACGTTTTCAAAATAATCTGTGTTGTCATATTCTTCTTTTTCTTGGATAAAGGTAAGATCTCCTGACCATGTACCCGCAAGATTATTAGTTTTGCGAAACACTTCTTCAAGAGCTTGATTTACAGGTACATCACTTTTAATGTAGACGTTTGCTACATGAACAGCCTTTGGTTCATACGCTTTGTGATAAACCTGATATTTTAATAATTTCATTGGTTTTTTCCCATTAAGTTTTTAACACCCCTTTATAGTAGCAACAAGGTACGGCGGGAACACGCGCTAGTTAGTCCTTTTTATCAGGCGTCACGTCAATAATTACATTGTTTTCGGTCACTGCGGCGAGTGCAGGAAACTCCTCCTGTATACGTTTTATTTCACGTAACACTTCTTCACGTCCCATCTGGTCTATGTTTCCGTGCATGATTTCCTTACGATCTATATACAATCCGGCTGCTTGACCTCTAGATTTTTCAGCAGCGACAGCGGCGGCGTAGTTGTTGTTTTGAAGCGCTTCGTCACGTATTTGAGCAAGCTGTTTGACATGGGATTCAAAATTGACCTCATATTTGCGAGCCAGTTCAAGTTTCAGTTCTTTGATTCGGGCTACAACGTGGGGATACCTCACCCCGTTTAACAACTGCGAAGCAATAGCATGGGCAGATTTGGGACTAAATCCTGCTTTGACTGCTGCTTCCGTTTGCGTTATGTCCTCCGTAACGTAGATCCTAGCAAACTCCTCTTGCTTGGGTGTGATGCCTTTTTCAGTGCGTGGGTTTCCTACTACGTCTATTTTATTTTTATGAGTTTTTTTAGCGAGTACCATTTTTAGTCCTTTAACTTTGCCTAATAGGGGGGTTTGAGATATTTAAGTCTTTTTATTTTTTTCCAAATTAACCGCGCGTACGGAAATACTTTATTGAATCCAATATACATTGACCCTGTTTATTGAACGTAAATCATTGAATATAGGTGTATAGTCATATATCGTATA